TTGGATTTCTGTTATTTAAGCATTTCAGGATCAGTATATAAAATGTTGTTAATGAAATTATATTTTGAGAATACCAAAACTATAGACAATGAACATTCTAGGAAATTATTCAATATGTGGTTACAAGATAATCATTTAGAATTATTTTTGATGGAAGATAGAAAGTGCAATCAAGATAACGAAAATATGCATTTTGAAGGCACACTTTATGAAATGTTGATTAAAGCTTTCAATATTAACAGAACAAGACACATATTCACATGGAAAGATCATCATGTGGGTCCTCTAGTTGATTTTAGTTTGCACAGATTTTCACCAAATATAATCTTAGCTAAACATGTTGACCTTAACGTTTGGATAGAATTAGATCACAGATGGTTCTATTCAACTCGCACACATTATTTGATAATAAACAATTATTTATCAAATTTAACAATATGACAAATGTGGTAAATTCAGTAGTTACAAATATACGTGGTTTGTATAGACTTATTAATGTTAAATATAATTTACACATGTCTGATTATTTTATCAAAATTAATGGTAATTTAGTCAAAAACAGCATGGATCCAGTAGGTGATAATTCTTTTATAGACATATTTTTGAGAATAAGAGGTGGTTCAAAAGTCACAGTTAGTGATGTCACACCAAAATCATCAATAATCAAAACCAGCCCATTGTCAGGTTTTATACCCTTATGGCCTTTGACTGTACCAGTTAAAGAAGCAAAACAAAAAGAAGTCAAAGTTCAAGATGATGATAAGAAACCACATCTGAATCCACAACAATATAGGGACATTAAGAAAGACATTAAGAAAGAAATTTTTCATGAAAGAGCAGATAAAAAGAAACGTGATGGACACGCCTCTTTAAATAAAATAGTGAAAAACAACAACACCAATCAATTGTTACAACAGTTTGATGTCAAAAATAACACCGTAGCTATATCTAGTGATCCAATACCAATTCGACCTCATTCGAACATCTCCAAATTGGACATGTTAGAATACTCGATTAAAATCATAGAAAACGAATTGGTTGTTAAAAGTGGCAGTGTGTTTTTGTTTGATTCACCACCACTTGATATATATAGACATTTTGAAAGTCAAATCAATATGGGTGTTATTAATGTTTGTTATGATTCATCTTTAGAATTCTTGAAACCTTTAGCAGTAGATTTGGGAACATGCATATGTCACAAAGGGGTTAATTGTGTTAAAAGAGGTGTCACCTTTTCATGGTATGGAGCTATACACAATTTCGCTGATAGGAACAGAATAATACATTATTTTGGGCCGGATTACGTGGAAGCACAACAACTCACACCAACTTGTAAATGGAAAACTTTAATCGAAGGTAAAGACTTGTGGACTTATGTACATTATAACACAGGTTCTACAAGATTTTTGCTTAATGATTTGATGACTCAAAATAACATCAATAATTACACTCATACAACCATGGCCACAATACAATTCGATAAACACATTTTGGTATCAACTTATGTTGAAGCAGCAACTGTTAACATTAGAGATAGGAATGTATATTACAATAGAATGAAAGATAATTATCTACCAACTTTATTTCCTTTAGCACCAACAACATGTCATGGTGGTTACACTATTTATGACATAAAAGACATGAACGTGGACATAGGGGTCGTTAATGGTAATTTCTTTGATTTGATGTTGAATTATGTGGCTGTAGATAATGAAAATTTTAGCATCAATGTGCCTAAAACATTAGTCACTAATTTGGCAGGTAGTATTTTATTTAATGAAAGAAATGAACAAATTTTAACATCAATGAAAACAAGAGCCATTCAACAAGCAGTGCAACACGGAGTTTGGCCAGAGGATTTGGATAAAGTAGTTCTAGTGGCTTGTAAGTTAGCAATGTTACAAAATTTGAAACAAGAAACATTAATGTTAACTTCAGTATCAAAAGTTAAAGCATCATGGGATTACAAGATGTTTTTAAAAGCAAAAGGTTTGCAAGTGGGCTGGTATTATCACGTGATACTATTATATCAGTCATTATTGAGTTTGGTTTTACAACGCGACAACAACCCTTTTTACAACATTTTTATGCATCACATGGGTTTTGGCGATTACGACGACAATGATTACAAATTTTTGAATTGTTCACTTCTACTTATTGTGAAATCGGAACTCATTAATAGTTTCAAAGAAACAGGAGCTTTCATTTTGGAAGTAACTAATAACATTAAAAGATTCATGTTGAGACATTGGACCATATCACTAATAGTTATACGTTTCATATTTTTATATTTTGCTCTGTTGTCTTTATTGTGTCCATGGGATATAATAATTTATTATCTGTACAAAATATATATGAACCTCGCACCAGCCATAGTGGAACCTTTCTTAATATCATTGGTAAACACAATTTTGGTATTATGGGCTAAAGGCCTGAGAATCAATAGTTTGATATATGTTTTTGTCATACCAGTATTTGAAGAATGGTACAAGTGGGAAAATGGTTGGTTCTTCTTTGCTCTATATGAATTGATACAAAACATAATAATTAGACGACGTGGTTCTCTTTTAATATTCGCTTTTCATGCTACCAATTTGGAATGGATGATAGTCACCAGAGTGTTTGCTCACATGATGTGGAATCTACTTAGTGCTATAGAATATAGGTCTTGCGAACAACTTATTGATGAAGTGGTACTAGTAGCCAGATACAATTTGTGGTTTTGGTGTCATTATGTTTTCAGAATATCAGATTATGAAATAGTCAAAAGGTTTTTTGTAGATTTTGAAGGAATACATTACACAGAAGAAGAGTATAAAGCTATGTATGGAGCTTTGCAATTTCATGACGGTTTTGCATCGAAACCACCTAAGATAGATTTGGATGATTGTAAGAAAAATGCTAAAATCAAATCTAAAATATTGCAAGATGGATGGGAAAAATACATAGTGGAAGATTGCCCTTTGATATTGAGACAGATTGGACCAACCTACACTACTTGGCCTGTTGTTGTCGGTAGTGGAGGTTATGGTACATTATCAGCTTTAAATAGACAAACCACACCAGGAACCATCGATGAATTGGAAATGCAACGTTTTGAAAAATGGTATAGAAAATATTACATCAGATATATCGTATCATTATTAGGTGATGTCAACATGTTAACAAAACAACAATTTTTGGATTTTCAACCTGGAAATAAAAGAGATCAGTATGTTCAAGCGATTGAAGAAGCAGAAGAAAAATACATTAGAGATATAAAAGAATGGGAAGACTTCAGAATATCAACATTTGTCAAAGTGGAACAATTAGCACCTATATATGATGTGAATAATAGTACAGAGCCCTGTAGAATGGAAAAACGACCACGTTTAATTTCAAATTTTCATAAATATATGGGATATTTGGCAGGCAGATTTTTCATACCAGTTAGCAAACAAATGAATAGTATTATGAATGAAGAACATAATTTGTTTTATTGTTCTGCAACTACACCAGTAAAAGTAGGCAATTATATAGCACAAAATGATTATTTCATAGATGATGATTGTAGC